GTGCTGGTGCTCTTATTCATATGCCAGAGAACTTAGATCCTGGACTAAAACCTTATATGTTAGAATACACAGGAGCAAGTGTAGAAAGCATACACAATTCAATCCAACAAACTGTGGACGCAATTGACAAGATTGCCAACACAGGGTCCATAAGAAGCACGGAAGCGAGGCGCATGAGCGGAGTTGCCCAGGAACAAGAATTTGAATTATTAAACGCAAGACTTTCAGAAAAGGCAGATGCCATTGAATTAGCAGAAGAATATGTATGGAAGTTATGGTGTGCGTATCAGGGATACGAATGGACAGGGTCAATAGATTATCCTGGTTCATTCAACATAAGAGATACTCAGAGCGAGATACAACAACTTAAGATAGCCAAAGATAGTGCTACAGATAAGAAGGTCCATAAAGAGATTGATCGTCAGATCATGGAATGGATGGAAGTTGATCCGTCAGTAATAGAATCCCTGGATGCGTATATACCACACGTGATGCGTGACCCACAGACAGGCGAAGAGAGAGTCGCCCAAACAGAGGCAGAACACTTGGCGCTACAAAGTCAGGGTTGGACGCATCCAGAGGACAATATGGACCAATTAAGGGATATAGAAGAATAAGGAGAATATCATGGCTATGAAAAAGAAAAAGAAAAAAGGTGGAAAAAGAGGCGGTAAAAGAGGCGGTAAAAGATAAGGCTCTTTGGAGTGATTATTTTTACTCCATCCGCTCTTATTGTCCATGGAGTTATAGTGCCTGGAAGAGAAACAAGATAGAAATTGTTTTATACACAGGAGACATAACGGACTTAGGAGATTTAGAAGCCAGGGTTCACTGTTGCGACAGGAAGCCAAGGTTGCTAAAAAAGATTGAACAACGTCTTAATGACGAACGTCAATCAGAAGAGTGGTTACACAGCCACCCTTCATTTGGTATTAACTCTACACCAGTGCCTGTGCTTATACAACAGGACAGAGAAGGGTTACAACGTGCGAGACGAACCGTATAAAAACGGTGTAATCAAGCATTTGAATAAATATGTTTATATAAACTAACTCATAGGAGGCGATGTCACAATGTCAGACAATACATTGGTAAACGAAACAAACGTAACTCAAACGGAGGCGACACCAAACGCAGAAATTGAGGCACCAGCGGAAAAGACTTTCACGCAAAAAGAAGTAGACGATATGATGGCCAGAATGAAAGGTTCATTAACTCGTAAACTTGAAAACAAATATTCTGATTTAGGAGATGTAGAAGAATTACGTCAACTAAAGACTGAGGCAGAAGAACGCCAACGTAAGGAACAAATCAAGCGTGGAGAGTTTGAAAAGACTCTACAAGAACTTGCCGCTAAGAAGGATAGCGAAATCCAAAGACGAGACTCTATAATCAAGGAGTATAAGGTTAATACACCGTTGCTTAACGCGGCGGCAAAATATAGAAGTGTAAATCCTGAACAGGTGAAACAACTTTTATCTAACCAAGTGCGCCTAAGCGAAGGGGGTGACGTTGAGGTAGTAGGCAAAGACGGATCAGTCCGTTACAATGACAGTGGAGCACCAATTGGTGTAGACGATTTAGTTAAGGAGTTCCTTGACACGAATGCCCATTTTGTAGCACCAACTGTTTCAACTACTAACTCAAAGAGTAGCCTAGGTGTTGAATCCAACACTGGTAAAATAGAATTCTCCGCATTGGATATGAGCAATCCTGAACATCGTAAGAGATATGCTGAGGCAAAAGCCAAAGGTAATATCACTTACTAAAATGCCAAAACATTTTAATTAAGGAGAAAACAAATGGCTAATACAACTACAAATAACAGCGAACTGTTAACTTCCTTGCTTGGTGACGCTCAATTTGCGGCGTATGAATCAAGCATCGCAAGACAGTTAGTGACTGTTTTTGATATGCCTGCTAACTCAGGCAAAACTATACAAGTGCCAGTATACACAGCGGTTACAGCCGCTGATTTAACAGAAGGCGCGGCGCCTTCTGCGGCTGACACTAATACTAACTCAGTTGACATTACAATTGGTGAAGTGGGAACATTTTTCCAAGTAGCGGATTTCTTAAAAGACTCTGCTCAAAGAGATGTCATTGGTGACTTAGGCGCACAGGCTGGACGTGCTATCGCAGAAAAAATGGACAACAAAGTGTTCGCACTTTTCAACTCTATTACACAATCTGTAGGCACAGAAGACTCTGCTATCACAGTGGACAACATCATGGATGCTATTGCTACATTAAGAGGCAATAAAATCACTGGTCCATTAAACGCAGTAATTGGTCCAAGACAAGCATTACAAATCAAGAAAGCATTATACAACGCAGGTGGCACAGTTGCTACTGCTAACAACTATGGTGCTGGTATCCTTGAAAGAGGCTTCATTGGAACTATAGGCGGATGTTCTGTATACGAATCTGCTCTTGTAAAATCAGACTTAGACACTGATTCAGACACTGAACTTAACATGGTAGGAGCAGTATTTGCCCCTACAGCAATAGGTCATGCGATGCGTGGCGGTGTTAAGATGAAGACTGAAGATAGAGCATCTACAAGATCTACAGACATCAGTATGAGCGTTGATGTAGGACAAGCAATACTTCAAGCGTCACATGGCGTGAAGATTGTTGGTTCTGCTTCTGACTAATCTGGGAGTTAAGTAGTATGTCCTTCATAATAGACTCTAATATAACAATTAGTTTCGCAGATTTTCAAGATGTCGTTGACAAAGATCAGCGCCTTTTTGATTCAAATGAAGGACTAACTGATGATGTCGTTGAAGACGGTTTAATTAGGGCGACGGAGCGTGTTTTAACAAAGATACGCTCCTCGTCTTGGTGGCGTTCATACTACATCAGACGTGATAGTTCAATTGCTTACAACACAGTAGCAGATGTTCCTGCCGTGGATCCAGATAAAATCAAAGGTCGTTTAAATGACTTTAGAGATTTGGCAATCTATGAAGGTTTGAGTGAATATATTCTACCTATTGTCGCTGACTTTGGAAACGAAGACAACGCAGAAAGACAAAAGATGGGTTATTACAAAAACAAAGCGGAAGCATTATTCAATGAACTTATCACTGCTGGTGATTGGTATGATTTTGATGGGGACAACACAGTTGAATCCTCTGAGAAATCACCAGGACAAATCAACCTTAAGAGGATACGTTAAATGCGGCAAGAGATACTTAATTACGTCAATGGGTTATCATTAGGAACATTCAGTGTTTCAAGTGAATTGCCCTATGACCAGAGTGGAACAGCATTGTATCTAAGTAATCCTAAAAAGATTTACATAGGCAATGAGCAAACAAGCACTGAACCACTTGTTAGTGCCTTAGACGGACCTGTCATTGACAACGAAGTCACAGCAGTTAGTATCTACTTTTCTGCGGATGCGAAGCAATTACCAGCGAATTACGATACATTAGTTACGAACTTGAGAGCGGCGAAAAACATTACAACTGTCACGGGCATACACCGTAGAGAGTTGGATGCTGTAACTGAATTTCAAGGCGATCTAATAGTTAATTCAATGGAAATACGTTTTAATAAAGTAACCTAAAGGAGAAAACAAAAATGGCTTACATTTATCCAGCACCAGGAGTCAGCGGCGTTCAATCAACACTATCAATTAGTGTTCAGGCGAACGGTTCAGACACTGGTCTTACACTACCTGCTCTACAGGATGTGACTGTGAACAATGCCAACGATGTTTTTACTTGGACTCAATTAGACAGTGGGGCAAAACAACAGATTGCTACTACTGCCACAAACAGTTTAGGTATGAACTTGGTATTAGAACAGACTTCATTCTTTGGAGACAGTTCAGCCACTGCCAACACAGCGGCTTACAGCGGAGTTTTTAATTTGTCAAAAAACAAAACAAAAGTTTCGTTCTCACTTTATCTTGGTGACACTGACGGTGGCGCTACAGGTAAAACAATTACAGGTGATGGTTATATCACTGGTTTAGCACCTACTGTTTCAGCAGATGCGCCAGTTTGGGTAACACCAATTACTATCACAGTTGATGGAGACTACACAGTTTCTTAATCCTTGTGATTAAGGAAGGTGAGGGCAGTATTGGGGGGTTTTACCCCCCAATATTCCTAATATAATAAATACAAAGAGAGATAGATTGATGGATGTATTAGATAAAAAAACGGACAAAGAACTTGTTCAAAGTATACAGGCAGAAACAGCAAAGGCAACCAATGAAATAAAAACTGCGGAAGCAGACATTAAGAAAGCAACAACAAGATTAAAATTTGTTATCATGCTTACACACAAACTGATTGAAAGGAATGGAGATTAACAGATGAAACTTAAAGAATTAGCAAAAGAACCCCAATTAACAAAGATAGTATTAGACGACCAGTCCCTTGTGGAAAGGTATAAAGATCCTATTGAGTTTTGGGTGTATGACAGAGTAGATATGTCAACGTTTATGAAGTTGGCAAATTTACAAGGACAACAACAGATGGAAGAAGTCGTAAATGTTATGAAAGAATTAATCCTTGATGAGAAAGGAAAACCAATTCTTGCTAACGGCAAGGTTCTACCAAATGATGTTATGATAAAGGCTGTTGAGAAGACTGTGGTCGCATTGGGAAACTTCGTGACCCCAACTTCCAAGACGGCTTAGATCCTGAAGTATCAAATTTATTGATACTTGATTCTGTCGCAAGAAGGTATGGTTTATTACCTTCGCAACTGATGAGGTTGGGGGATAGTTTAGATATGAAATGTGCTAATCTTTCGTTAGAATACGAATCATATCTAAATAAAAAAGAGAGGGGCAACCTTAAAGACAAAACGGATCATGGGTATAGCACACAGGATCTTAAAGGTATGTTAGACCAGGTAAAGGAGCAAGACGATGGCAGGAGTAGTTAAAGTTCAATCAGCAAGGATTAGACAAAGCCTTGGACGCATTAGTGCTCGTTTTCAAGATTTGCCAAAGGACGCATACAAATATTGGAAAAGCATTACTCCAATTGACACAGGAAATGCCCGTCGTAGAACAAGACTACAAGGTCGCAAAATTAAAGCCAATTACAATTACGCTGTGCCGCTTGATAAAGGACACAGCAGGCAAGCACCACGTGGTATGAGTGAACCAACTACAAAATACATCAAGGATAGAATATCCCGTGTAATATTAAGGAAATAAGCGATGGCAGATTTAAGATATACCGTTGACGTAGATACAAGAGGCGCAAAACAATCTATAGGCAGTTTGAAATCAGCGTTGGGCGGTATTGCGGCGGCAGTTGCGGCGGCATTCACATTCAGAGAATTAGCAACCACTACTGCTCGTTTTGAAGATCTTAGAACTACCTTAAAATTCTTATTCAGAGAAACAGGCGATGGTGCTCAGGCATTTGAACAGATCAAAGCATTTGCCAAATCAAGTGTATTCTCAGTTGAAGACCTTACAGCAACGGTTGTTAAATTAAAAAGTGCTGGATTAGATCCAACAGTCAAACAACTGTCATTATTTGCTGATGTTGCCAGTGTTGCTACTGATTCAGTTGGTGCTTTACAAGCCATCACAGACTTGTTTGCCAGAACTACAGAAGGTGGTTTGGGTCTTGAGGATCTAAACAGACTTGCTGATAGAGGTATTCCTGTATTCAAAATTCTTGGTGATAAACTTGGACTATCAAGACTTGAAATATCCAAATTTGGACAAACGGCAGAAGGCGCACAGATTATTCTTGGTGCTCTTACTGAAGGTTTGGAGGAGATGTTCGCAGGTGCCAGTGAAGAAAGAGCAAACAATCTTAGCCAAGCATTTAGTAACCTTGGTGATGCTCTGGGTAACGCCGCTGATGCCATTGGACAAGGTGGATTTAACCAAGCATTGGGTGATGCTGTTAGAGGTATTTCAAACTTTATAGAACGTAATGAGGCGTTAATCTCATCAATTGGCGCAAGTTTAGGCAATGCCATTACATTTGCCACAGAAAACTTCAAATACTTGGCGGCAATCATAGGTGGTGTGTTTGCGGCTAAAACAGCAGGTTTAATTTTAACCATTGCGGCGGCTACATTTGAATTTGCCAAAGGATTAAGAGCGGCGGCAACAGCAGGTGCCATCTTACAGGGTGTTACAGGTATTGGATTGGCTAAAGTAGCGGCAGGTGTTGCCGCGGCGGCAGGTATTGTAGCAACCATTGAGAACATGACAGGAGATGCCGCTAACAACATAGACGACCTTAACAAAAAATTAGAAGAAATAAATGAAGGATCAGATATGCCTGCGGGTCCTCTGATCAAACCTGAATTAGACACAACTGAAATAAACAATTTCAAAGACCAGTTCAAAGACCTTAAAGCAAAACAAGACGAAATCACACGTAGTTCAATAGACTACTTCAAACAATACAAAAACTCTGTCAATGATGTCAAGAAAAAGGTAGAACAAGAACAACGATATCTTACAATGACAGAATCACAGGTTAACGTTCAACGTGAACTTGATAGATTTACACAAAATTATTTCAATACAATCCGTCCTTTACAAGAGAAGGTGTTAGACCTACGTAAGAAAAACACTGAAGAAACTAAGATACAAGCAGACGAGATTGAAAAACAAATAGGTCAAATAACAGAATTATACAACACAAGTCTTACAGGACTAAGAGCAGAATTAGAACTTAGAGAGAAAAATCGTATAGAAGAAGAATCTCGTGTTGCTATACTACAAAACCGTAGAGACTTAGAAGAAGATTTAGCGGACTCAATCAGAGAAAGTCAACGTAGTCTAAATGATTTGAGCCTAACACCATTCCAAAAAGAAATAGAAGACATTCGTAGACAGATTGATGACAAACTTATACAATCAATTCGTAACATCAAATCACAGTTTGAAGATGGACTTATTTCAAGCGAAGCATATCTTGGAGAGATAAAAGTCTTAGAAGCAGAAGCAGAAAAGGCATTTGAAAAGATTACTGAAAACGCAAGACGCCAGAGAGAAGTTCAACGTTCGTTTGAATTTGGTTGGCGTAAGGCATTCCAGAACTTTGCTGAAGATGCCACAAACGCGGCAAAGACAGCAGAAAAAATGTTTACACAAATGAGTAGAGGTATTGAAGACACAATAGTAGATTTTGTTAAGACAGGTAAGTTAGAATTTAGAGGTCTTATTGCTGATATGCTTGAGACACTATTGCGTAGTCAGATACAACAACTAATGGCACAAACACTTGGCGCATTTAGCGGTGGTGGAGGTGGTGCTTCATTAAGTAAATTGTTTGCTGGATTCTTTGCCAATGGAGGTATGATTCCTTCAGGATCATTTGGTGTTGTAGGTGAAAGAGGTCCTGAACTTGTAAGTGGACCAGCAACCGTTATGCCAATGACAGGCGGTGGCGCAGTTACATATAACATCAACGCCGTTGATGCGTTGAGTTTCAAATCATTAATAGCAAGAGATCCTGGATTCATTCATGCTGTTGCTACACAAGGTGCTCGTAAGGTGCCAACAAGGAGATAGATAGATGAGTTTTCAATATGTTATAAACAACGCAACGTCGTTAAGCATAAACAGATTAGACACGACTGCTTCTACACAGGCAAGAGATGGAACAGTCAAAGCAGTAAGCAGAGGAACACCTAAAAAATTATTTACGGTGCGTTTACCTGATGGTCCTAAGTGGGCAGACGAAAAAAGTTCAATTGAAGGATTAGAAACTCTTGGTAAAAGCACAACAGGCACAATAACTATTACCTATGCTAAACATCCTTGGTATTACAGCAACTCAACACCAAGTTCTGAAGAGTCATACACAGTTCTTTGTGTGGATTTTCCGCAATGGGAGGTGTTTGGTAACCAACAGGTTAGGTGGAGTGGTCCGTTTGTGTTTGTGGAGGTATAAATCTTGACAACACTTACTTCATACACATCTGTTAAAACAAATTTATTTGTTAAATTGGTTGTTACTCAATATAGAACAACCTCAAGTGCGGCATTTGCCGTTCAAACACTTTTATTCACTGACAGTGATGCCGCTGTAACAATAGATTCAGACACTTATACTCCTTTAGGTGAATTTTTAAATGTTACACCAATCACAAGTGAATTACGTCCAACATCAGATCAAATAACACTGACAGTATCAGGTGTGCCTACTAACAGCATACCAGAAGTATTGTTTAGTAAGATAAAAGGATCCACAGTAGAAATACGTAGACAGTTTAGAGATCCTTCTAACAACAATTTACTTGGCACACAAGGTTATTTCTTTGGTAGGGTAAACAACTTTAGCCTACAAGAAGATTACACCGTGGAAGAAAGATCTGCCACAAACATTATATTGTTTGAATGTGCCAATTATCTTTCTGTTCTTCAAGATAAGATAAGTGGTAGACTTACAAACCCAACCAGCAACAAACGTTTCTTTCCAAATGATACAGGCATGGACAGAGTGCCAATCATCAAAGGAACCAAGTTAGATTTTGGAGCACCATAATGAGTTTCATTAGTGACATTGTAGGGTTTGGTAAGAAAGCATTAGGTTTCGTTACAGGTGATTCAATTGGTGGCAATTTAGCCAGAACTGCTCTTTTAGGTTACGCATTAAACAAAGTGTTAAAAAGCGCCAACAAGTCAAACAAAGGCATACAAGATAAAGGCACACAAATACTTCTTGATCCAGACACTGAACATTCAGTGCCTGTGTTATATGGTAGTGCCTTTGTGCCTGGCAAGATAATTGACGCACACTTAGATTCATCTAACACCAACCTGTTTGTCTGTGTAGCACTATGTGAAACTACAGGCAATCTTATTGACGGCACGGCAAGCACAATATCATTCAACGAAGTCTACATTGACGGATTCAGAATTGGTTTTGACAGTGACGGTATAACTTCTAAAAACATATTTGATGATGACGGCAACTCCAGCGACGTTTGGAATGGACTGATAAAAGTTTATCCTTTCAACAATGGTAGCACATCACCTGTAAACTTCTCAACAGAAAGCACAGGCAATGCTTCAAATGCCTATGATGTATTTCCAGGTTGGACATCTACAAAAACATTAGACAACCTTGCTTTTGCCATAATAAAATTTACATACAACAAGAAACAAAAATTAACAACCATAGGCAAGGACATACAATTTAAATTAACCAACACAATGACCAAACCTGGAGATGTTCTAAATGATTATCTACAGAACACAAGGTATGGAGCAGGTGTTTCAAGCAGTGAGATAGATATACAATGACAACATTAGTTGAACTTAACACATTCGCAGATGGGGTGGTATCATATACTGAAAACCGTCCAAGTTTTGTGTTCTTTAATTTTCCTAACGCAACGGATCTTACATCACAATCAATATCATCCCAAACGTTCACTCTACAAAGAACAATTGATATAGTTGAAATAGTAAAACCAAGCATAGCCTTGGTGGTGTTTGAAGTTGATGTTAGTGCCTTGAGTGGAACCACTGTGTCATTTGGTAGTTTACCTTCAGGTGTCACAGTTACAGACCTTAATGGTGTGTTTACTGTGAGTGGTATAGATTCAGTAAGTGATTGGGAGGCAGTTAGATCTCCTACCATTACACTACCAAGTGCTGACCACCAAGGTTCATTTGCTTATACCTGTAAGATAATAGCAACAATAGATGGTGTAAGAACAACAAAGCAATGGACTGTTGGCACATTCAAAACAATAGCATCATTTGGTGCTACTTCAAGCCTAACATTTGTAAGTGAACCTCTAATAAAAGGCGCTTCATCTCACATGATAGCGGCAATAAACGTTGGAGCAGTAGAAGTTGAATTTGCTATACTTGCCAGATTCAGTGTAGATGTAACTGCTACCACAACCAAGGACTTACAACAAACATTGAGTGTTGTAACCAGTATGTCTACAGTAGGATTTAAT